CGTGCCACGGGAAGAAGACGCGAGCGGAGCAACGGGCGCGGCGTTCTGTGACTGCCGAAACGGCACGTTCAAGGGGGGTGGGGTCGGCAAGAAACATGCCGTTCAACGCATGACCCCAGGGCCCCGCCGCGCTAGTTTCCGGAGGTTTTCGATAGGGGGGCAAGGTTGACCCGTAACGCCACTCCCATACCGTGACGGCCTGGAGGCCCACCATGCAGATCCGCGACCGCGTCCGCGAACTACGCCGCGTCCGGGCCGGCGACCTGACGCCGAACCCGAAGAACTGGCGAACCCATCCGAAGGCCCAGGCCGACGCCCTCCGCGGGATCCTGGCCGAGGTCGGCTACGCCGATGCCCTGCTCGCCCGCGAGCTGCCAGACGGGTCGCTGATCCTGGTCGACGGTCACCTCCGGGCCGAGACCACGCCCGAGCAGGAGGTCCCGGTCCTGGTCCTCGACATCGACGAGGCCGAGGCCGACAAGCTGCTCCTCTCGCTCGACCCGCTCGCGGCCCTGGCCGAGACGAACGCGGTCGCCCTCGACTCGCTCCTCCGCGAAGTCGACACCGGGAGCGAAGGGCTCCAGCAGATGTACGCGGACCTCGCGGAAGCCGCAGACCTCTACCAGGACGACGCGAAGGAGGTCGTCGAGGACGAGGTCCCAGAGCCGCCGGCCGATCCGATCACGAAGCCGGGCGACCTGTGGATCCTCGGGGAGCATCGCCTGCTCTGCGGCGACTCGACGAAGGCGGAAGATGTCGAGCGGCTGATGGCGGGGGCGAAGGCGGACGCCGTCATCACGGATCCGCCCTATGGAGTCGGTTACGTTGGGAAAACAAAAGACGCACTGCCGGTTACAAACGACGGAAGGGATGGCCTGCCAAAACTGCTCGCCAAGTCGCTTTCGTGCGCAAACGAGATTAGCTTTCCAGGCTGCAGCTGGTATGTCTGCGCCCCGCCAGGCCCGCAATTCTTCGATTTCGCTGCCGTGCTGAAGTCGCTTGGGATTTGGAGGCAAACGCTGGCCTGGGTGAAGCAAACCCTCGTACTCGGGCATTCCGACTATCACTACCAGCACGAATGCATCTTTTACGGATGGACAAGTGGCGGAAAAAGACATTGGGGTAGCGATAGGTGCCAGGTCAGCGTGTGGGAGGAGGCCAAGGGAATCGACCTTCCGGCAATGAAAAAAGCCGACCTTGTCTCGCTGATAAGGCAGATGATCTCCGAGCGTGACCAACAAAACTCGACGGTCCTTAGGGAAGACAGGCCTACGGCGAGCAGGGACCATCCAACAATGAAGCCGGTCAGGCTGTTTGCGAGAATGATGCAAAACAGCACGATGAAAACCGCGACTGCTTTTGACCCGTTCCTCGGCTCCGGCACGACGCTGATCGCCGCCGAGCAACTGGGCCGCAAGTGCTACGGCATGGAGATCTCGCCGGCCTACTGCGACGTGATCGTGAAGCGGTGGGAGACATTGACCGGGAAGAAGGCAACCAGGGAGGGAGCCAATGGGAAAACGCGGACCGCGTAA